AACTGTAGCAATTGGACTAGCCATTGCGGCTGTTTCAGCAGGCGTGGCGGCTGTGATGAATTTGGAAAGCGAGGTGTAATTTTATGGCAACTGTAACAGTAGAAAAAATTATTAGCACAGCAAAATCTCTTGTCGGCAAAGATGAGGGAGCAGGCTGTGACATTATGAAGTGGTACGGCGGCTTTAGCACAACTGTAAATGCAGAGGCTTGCTGCTGTGCAGGTCAGATGTATTTGTTTAACAAAGCAGGAGCTTTGAGTATGATACCTAACGGCAAGACTGCCTCTTGCGGTCAGCTTGCTCTTAATTTTTACAATGCAGGTCAGCTATATAAGCCCAGCGAGGTAAAAGTTGGTGACCTTGTTATTTTCTCTTGGAGCGGTGCAACTACTACATATAACTCAAAATTGAGAGCGGCAGGCTATAAAACATTTGACCACGTGGAAATATGTACAGCGGTTGGCACTAACACAATTACAACAATTGGTGCAAATAACGGCGGTACTGAGTGTGACGACTTTCAAATTAAGACACGAAACAAGTCAAATATTTCTGCTTGCTGCCGCCCAAAATATGCGACATCTGCAACAACTTCATCAACATCAACCTCAAGCAGTAACAGTAAAATCAAAACGGTTCAGACGTGGTTAAATAAAAACTACAGCACTAAATTAACCGTTGACGGCATATATGGCGCTCAGACCAAAAAGGCAATTGTAAAAGCACTACAGACATATCTTAACAAGACATATTCTGCAAAGCTCACGGTTGACGGTGTTATGGGTGCTAAAACCAAAGCGGCTATACGCAATGTCAAGCAAGGTGCAAGCGGAATGTACGTTTGTTTTTTGCAAGCTGCACTTATCTGCAATGGATATGATACAGGCGGCTTTGATGGCGAATTTGGAGCAAAAACCACAGCAGCGGTAAAGAGTTTTCAGACAAGGAAGAAACTCACCGCTGACGGCATAGCGGGTCAAAACACATTCTATGCGCTGTTGGTTTAACTTGCAGAAAATCAGTAAATTTATTTTAAAATTGCAATTTTGCTGATGAATACTGAAAAATTTAACTTGCTCTTAACTTGCAGAAAAAATCCCCTCACCTACCTTGAATTGGTAAGTGAGGGGTGTTTTTATTTAATTTCATAGCCCACTAAATCAAATTCATCCTCGCTGATTTGATTGTAAACTGGAAAAATTTTTAAACCGTCAGCATCGTAATATTCACCGTTCCAGCTGTCATCTCCGTATTGCGATAGCCATTCGCCTAGAGCGTTGACATCATCTTGTGTGTGTTTGCCATTTAATTTTTCTCTTAATTCTTGATAATCATATCTTGCCATAGTTAAAACTCCTTTTTTAATTTAAAATTCAGTTACGTTTACAAAATCGTTTTCGTTGTAATCAATAGTATATCCGCAGCCTTGGCAGTTGTAACAATCTTCTGCGGTTTTGCAACCGTCAAGATTTGCATAGTCAGCTGATTTAGCAGCCTCAAGCGTTAAGTCTGTATCAAACGCTGTTTCTTCAATAACAAATGCTTTGTCGTTGTCGTCTACAAATAAAACTACGTTATAATCTTCTGTTTCTGCAAATATTCTTTTCATAATTAAAAACTCCTTTTTATTTTTCAATTTCTTCTACTTTAGCAACAGCCTCATTATATGAAATATCACCAATTGGGATAATTTCATCAAATCTATGAACTTCAAACTCGCCCATATCTGAATTGTAATAAAGGTTTGAATCGCCTATTGTTGTGTAGTACTCTAAATTTTTCATAATAAAAACTCCTTTTTAATATCATTTGAGATGTTCTCATCTCTTATCTTTGATTATATTATACTACGTTATCGTAGTAAAGTCAAGTGTTTTTTCAAAAAAATTTGAAAAAATTTAAATTATTTTTCATCATTTGATTTTCTAGCATTGATGTATTTCCCTGACTTAATGCGTTTGTCCTGATTGGGTACATCCTCGTCAATAACCCAGTTTCGCCCAATTTTTTGAGCCTCGGGTAGATTACCTCTTAAAATCTTTTGTCGTGCCGTGTCAGGATTAATTCCGTTCTTGATAGCCCATTCTTTTATTGATATTAACATTTAAAATCATCCTTTTCTGCACTTTCCAAAAACTCTTCAATTTCTGCTTGTGTATCAAACTTTGCACGATATGAAAATGTGTTAGGGTAGAGCAAAGCGTAGCGTGGTGGCTCAGGGTCATTGATTATGCCCTCGTGTCTGAAATCTCTGAACATTAAATGATTTTCATTTGCGTATTGGTTGATTTTTTGTAGTGTTGTCATTTTAATTTCTCCTTTAAAATTATATCTGAGATGTTCTCATCTCTTATCTTTGATTATATTATACTACGTTATCGTAGCAAAGTCAAGTGTTTTTTCAAAAAAATTTTAAAAATTTTTATATAAATTTATTTAAACATATATATGCAAAAAATTTGAGTGAGTAGCAAAATGGTTGTTACTCACTCATTTTTGGTGCTAAAAAATTTTGCAATTAAAACGAAGTTTTAAAAGGTGCAATTTATATGCAATATTTGTGCAACGAAAAATTGGCTTTGCGTGAGATAAAAAAATCAAAAATTAATTTTTACAATCATTCAAATCTAATAAAAATCAATCTAATCAAATCTAATCAAATCTAATCAAAAATATAAAGTGCAGCGGCACGGCAAGCTCAGTGTGATGACCTGCTGTTTTTTTGTATTAAATTAATAAAAAATGGGTAGGTAGAAACAAGATTTTGAAAAATGCTAAGATTAAATCACAGAAAATAGCGAGGTCGGTGTGGATGAGTGGAATTGATTGGGCTAAAATTCGTGCTGAGTATGTGAATAGTGATATTAGCTTGGCTATGATTGCAGAAAAATATGAAATAAGCGCCAGCGTAGTACAAAAACGCTCGCAAAAAGAAAAATGGAGCGAGAAACGCAAACAGATGTCAAGACGAAAAGCTGACAAGGTTGCGGAACAGATTAATGATAAAAACATCAATCAAACTGTAAAAGACATTGACAAGCTAGTCAATGCGACAAATAAATTGCTAACAAAAATTAACACAGCGATAAATCAGGTTGACAAGGAAGAGATTGTAACACAGAGAAAAATTGACGAGGTGCTTGTTGCCGAAGAAGTGAAAAACGAGGGCGGCAAAACCAAAACAACGACATCACAAACAACAGATTATTTGATGAAACGAGAACGTGTTAAAACCTTGATTGACACTAAGAAAATTTCAGATTTAAGCAAGAGCCTGCTTAATGTCAAGATGATTTTAAGTGACATTGACGACAGCACAGAAGAGAACAGAGTTGGCATCATTGAAATTCCTGAAATGGCAGAGCTTGAGCCTCCTGACGAGGAAGAAGTGACAGAAGATGAGTAATGTTATTTGGACACCGCAGCCAAAACAGGCATTTATGCTCAGTCGTGGTGAGGACGAGGGATTTTATGGCGGCGCAGCCGGAGGTGGCAAGAGCGATTATCTTGTGATTGAGGCTCTCAGACAGGTTAATATACCGCATTATCGTGGACTGATTTTGCGAAAAACAGTACCCGAATTGGAGCAGCTAATTGAGCGTGCAAATTCGTATTATACCAAAGTCAGCCCAAAAGTGAAATTCAACGAAACAAAGCATACATTCACATTCCCAAGTGGTGCTAAAATTCAATTTGGTTCACTATTCAGAACAGCGGACAAGTTCAAGTATCAGGGCTTGCAGTATGATTTTGTCGGCTTTGACGAGCTGACACAGTTTACATACGAGGAATACAGATACCTCAAGAGCCGAAACAGAGGCAATGGGGCTGACACAAAAGTATATTTGCGCAGCACAGGAAACCCCGGCGGAGTGGGGCACGGTTGGGTTAAAAGTGAATTTGTGACAGCAGGAGCACCGGGCACAACAATTTGGCAAAAAAACGAGGTTAAAAAACCTGACGGAACAATTGAAACATTCTACTCATCAAGAATTTTCGTGCCTAGCTCAGTATTCGATAACAAAATTCTGTTGTCGAATGACCGTGAGTACCTCAAAAGGCTTGCGAGCTTGCCCGAGGCAGAACGAAATGCGCTGCTGTACGGCAGTTGGGATAGCTTTGACGGTCAGGTATTCACAGAATTTGTAGATGACCCTGCGCACTACAAGGATAAGCGATTTACTCACGTCATAGAGCCATTCAAAATTCCGTGGGGCTGGAAAATTATTAGAAGTCTTGACTGGGGCTACACAAAGCCATTTTCGGTTGGGTGGCACGCAGTTGATAATGACGGACGATATTACAGAATTAAAGAATATTATGGATGCCGTCCAAATCAGCCAAACACAGGTTTGCAAAAAACATTTTATGAGTTAGCTAATGACATCAGACAGATTGAAAATAATGAAGAGAATTTAAAGGGCAGAAAGATTATAGGCTATGCCGACCCTGCAATTTTTGCAGACGACGGCAGCGGTTCAAGCATTGCAGAGAGTATGCGAAAAGCGGCAGGCATTGTTTTTAACAAAGGCGACAACTCACGCATTGCAGGCAAGATGCAGTATCACTATAGGCTGGCTTTTGATAAAGACGGAATACCAATGCTGTATGTTTTCAAAAATTGTCGTGATTTTATCAGAACAATACCAAACCTTGTTTACAGCGAAAAGAATGTTGAGGACATTGACACAACCGGTGAAGACCATATTTATGACGAAAGCAGATATGCGATTATGGCTAATGCTATTGCGCCAAGACGAAATGTTTTGACAGACAAAAAGCTATATAACCCTCTTGACGTCAATAGCGATATATTTAAATTTTTGAGGTGATTTTATGAAATTAAAGAGAGATGAAAATGGTGTAGTGCTGCCGGTTAAGACAACAGCTGCACCGGCTGAGAGTGTGCCAAAGCCTGAAATCAAAGAAGAGGAAGATTATAACAATTCAAGCGCTGCAAAACCGCAGCAGGAGAAAGAAAAAACAGACACAAGTGCAGCGGCAAAGCCGATTGGAGAGGAAGAAATCTTTGAGGCTAGACAAAAGCTGAGTGAGTGGATGGCGAGCAAAAAGGCATACGACCAGCGCTACAAAAACAACTTTGATACATACAATCTGATGTACACAGAAAATGATGCACCTGACGTGTACAAAGACGACAACGGAGAGCTAAAGAAAAGGCTCATTCCGAAAAAGACCGGCGCACAATGCTTGAATGTGATTATGAACAAGCACGCTGATGCAATGGACAACTACCCCGAGGCAGTTTGCTTGCCACGAGCGAAAGATGATGAGAAAACAGCAAAAATCCTTAACAGCGTTTTGCCTTGCGTGATGGAACGAAACGGATTTAGAAAAACGTGGAACAGGAGCTGGACAAACAAGCTCGTTGGCGGCACAGGCGGTTATTGCGTGTTGTGGGACAGCGACAAGGAAAATGGGCTGGGTGACATCTCAATAACCAAACTGGATATTCTAAGCATATTTTGGGAGCCACACATTGAGGACTTGCAAGATAGCAGCGATATTTTCTACTTGAAACTTTACAACATTGATGAGGTCAAAAGGATTTACCCACAACTTGAAGATGTGAGTCAAACAACGCTTGATATTGAAGAGTATCGCACATACGACAATAACAACAAAAAGTCAAACAAGGCTGTTATTGTTGACTGGTACTACAAGAAAGACCGCAAGCTGCATTTTGCGAAATTCTGCGGTGACACTTTGCTTTTTGCAAGTGAGAATGAACCTGAAACATATCCAAACGGATTTTATGAGCACGGTAAATATCCATTTTTTATTGACCCAATGTTTTGGATGAATGATACACCTGTTGGCTTTGGATTTGTAGATATTTGCAGATGGCCGCAAAGGTATCTTGATGAGCTAAAGGTTGATATTCTCAAGAACGTAAAAGTAAATTCACAGACAAGAAATCTTGTTGACACAAGTGCAGGAGTTGACATTAATGACCTTAACGACCTTGACAAAGACTTTGTTGAGGCAGACAAAATCAGCGATATAACAAGACCGATTGAATCAAAAGACATTGCCTCAGGCGCACTAAATATGTACAATGCGCTGATTAATGAGATGAAAGAAACGACAGGCACTAATGATGCCAGCAATGGTGCTAGTGCCGCAGGAGTTACGAGCGGTAGTGCAATAGCAGCGCTGCAAGAGGCAGGCGGCAAGATTAGCAGAGATTTGAACAAAGCAGGATATGATGTGTTTGTTGATGTTTGCGAGTGCGTTATTGAGCTGATGAGGCAGTTTTATACATTGCCACGATATTTTCGCATTACCGGAGAAGATAATCAAACAGAGTATGTAGAGTTTTACAACAATGATTTGCAAAAGTCAGCTTTGCCATTTGAGGGAGAAGATGACGGCTCAGAGATATTCCAGCGATTACCGATTTTTGACATCAAGGTTAAGGCTCAAAAGCAAAGTCCGTTTGCGGTAGCAGCTAACAATGAAATGATGATGTCTATGTTTAATGCAGGAATGTTCAGAGCAGATAACGTAGATGCGAGCTTGATTGCACTTGAGGGAATGAGCTTTGAGGGCAAAGACAAGATTGTTGAAATGCTAAAGCAGTATAAGACGATTGAGCAGACTTGTCAGGAGCTTTACAATCAATTGCAGATGACAAATGCAATGCTTGCGAGCAACGAGGCACAGAGCAGCAGAGCAATGCTAGCTCAGTCAGAACCGCAAGTGCCTGCTATGCCACAGGCTGCTCCAACACCACAGGGGGCAGCGGTATGACAAATATAACGATTGAAAAGGCTGACGGAATTTTCACACTTGAAAGCGTAGGGCATTGCGAACACGACATTTGTGTTGCGATTAGTGCGCTTGTAAATTCGATTGTGCAGTACGGGAAAAATTATGAGCAGAAAAATCTTTGCTTTTTCTTTGACACATACAAATATGGCTGCGTGAAAATACGAGCCAGTTTTAGAAATGACAAAGTTTATAAAAGATTTTTGCGAGGAATTGACGGACTGCTTGTAGGACTTGAACTGTACGAAAATAACTATCCTAATGATGTGAAAATAAACAAAATCGGGTAGGTAGAAGTAAAAATTTTGATTTGATATAATTTTATTATGAGCTTAGAAGTGTGTGGACTTCAAGGCTGACACCACGGAAAGACGTGAGTACGACACCTCGGAAAGACGAGAGAAAGAGGCAGAAGATGCGTAAAAATTTTATAAATCTCATTATTAATTTGTTTGATGGTGGTGCAAGCGCAGCGGCAGCAGCAGGCAACGGTGGTGAGAGTGGCGGCGCACCCACAGGCGCAGAAAAAGCAGCTGATAGCATAAGCAGAGAAACAAGACAGAGAGGACAGGAGCTTGGCTTATCTGATGACCTTATGAGTAGCTACAATGAGGCATTTGGAAAGAAAAGCAACAATGCTAATGCAGCGGCGCAGCAAAATACACAGACAAATGAAGAGGGCAAAAACGAAAGCGACAGCACCGACAGCGAATTTGAAAGTCTGATAAAAGGCAAATACAAGCCTGAGTATGACAAGAGAGTTCAAAACCTTGTTAGTGACAGACTGAAAAATCGTGACAGCCAAATAGCACAGCAGCAAGCACAGATTGATGCAGACAACGAGATTTTTAAGGTGCTGGCAGTTAAATATCCAAATGTTGACATAAACGACAAGAAAGCCTTGCTTGAGGCGGTCAGAAATGACGATAGCATTTTTACACAAACTGCTATTGAAGAGGGAATTTCGGCTACTGAGGCAAGAGATTTGTTTGATAAACAGCAGGAGCAGAATAAAGACAAAGCGGAGCTTGAACAATTAAGACGGGAGAAAGCAGCAAGTCAGCTTGATGCAAGACTTAACACCCTTGCAGAGCAGACTAAGCAGATGTACCCTGATTTTGATTTGCACAGCGAGTTTGAAAATCCTGATTTTAGGGCTGCTATGGACTTTATCGCTCAGAGAAATACTGAGAGAAACAAGCAAACAGGCAGAAATGACGAGGTTTTCGACATTACATATGCATATGAAATGGCTCACGCAGACGAAATCCGCAACAACACAATCAAGCGAGCATCTAAGGCTGCTATAAGCGCAGTAACTCAAAGTATTGCGGCTAACGGCTTAAGACCTAAAGAGAACGCTAACGAACATTCTGCTCCTGCAAAGTCAAAAAGCGTAAGGGATATGAACGACAGCGATTTTGATGCCCTTTTGAATAATATCAAGAGCGGAAAGGCAAAAATTCCGAGAGGATAAACAACCTTTCTGCGGAAAGGGACAAAATGAAAAAGGCAAATTTTATTAAGGTTATTCTTAACCTGTTTGACCAAACCGTTGGTGCAGGCGGCACATATATGAATAACGGTTATGTAATCAATGCTTATGGCAATACAGAGCAGACCTCAGGTAATGATTTTACACCTGAGCAGGCTGTTTTTTATAACAGAGTATTTTTAAAAAATTATATCGGTAAACTTGTGCACGGTCAGTTCGGCGAAAAGCAGACATTTCCAAAGCACAATGGCGGCATTGTAAACATTCGAGGTATGTCACCATATCCAACTGTTACCACACCGCTTAAAGAGGGTGTTACACCTAAAGGCAATCAGATGAATTTCTACTATGTAGAAGTTCCTGTTTACCAGTATGGTTCATTCACACCTATTACGGACTATGCACAGTTTGCAAGCCGTGATGACGTGCTTATTCACGACAGTGAGGAGCTATCAAGTCAGGCAGGCAGAACAATTGAAGAGATTGATGCAGCGGTTCTCAACAGCGGCGACAATGTTATCTATGCACCTGCGGTTGCAAGTGACGGCACAGAAACAGAGGTTACAACTCGAAAAGGTATTACAAAGCTCAGCAAAATTACAGTTGATGTAATTTTCCGTGCTTTAAACTTTATGGAGGTGCAGAACGCTGAGCCAATCGGTGACAGCTTTGTTGCTATCATCCACCCAAATGTCAAGTATGACATTATGAGAAACAAGGACTTTATTGACGTAATGAAGTATGCGCACTCTGAGAAAATCCTCAAGGGCGAAATCGGTATGATTGGCAACATCAGATTTGTAATGAGTACATTTGCAAAGGTGTTCTCAGGCGAGGGCGCAAGCGGCATTGATGTTTACAGTACACTTGTTATTGCCAAGGATGCATACAAGGTGCTTGAGATTGAGGGCGAGGGTATGAAAACCATTATTAAGCCGCTGGGTTCAGCCGGCGCAGGTGACCCACTCGACCAGAGAGCAACTCAGGGTTGGAAAACCACACACGGTATTGGCATTACATCACAGACTTGCATTGTGAGAATTGAGAGTTCAAGTGCTCTCAATACTAAGACTGCATAAGGAGGTAAACTACTATGGCGACATCAAAAAAGGCTGCTGAAACAGTAGAAGAAACAGAAAGCACAGCAACAGAAAGTTCAGCAGAAACTGAAACTGTCACTATTCCTAAATCACAGCTTGAGGAAATACTTGCAAAGTTTGATGAGCAACAGGCTCAGATTGACAAATTGACAGCTAATGCAGCGGCAGAAAGTAAAACTAAAACTGCTGAGGAAAGAAAGCTGGAAGAGGAAAAGAAACTCCTTGAAGTTGTCAATCAGGCAAATGCAGAGGCTGAGGAAGAGGTTGAAATCCACGTTGATATGGGTAGCCTCAGGTCAAACAAAAATCTTGAGGTCGGCATTAACGGCACTCAGATGATTATTCCAAAGGGACAGAATATCAAGGTGCAAAAAAGAGTTGCAGAGGTAATTGAAAACTCAAAAAAGCAGCGTGATATTTCTTTGGGCTTGCAGGCTGAAAAGGCCAAAGAGGCAGAAGAGGCAGAGGCAGCAGGCGGAATTTAATAACAAGTACTTATTTTGTACTCCTATAATATCTTGACTATACGGACGGTGGCGGTAGCTATCGTCCGTATTGCATTTGAGGTGAAATTATGAAAATTTATGAAGTGATTGAAAATGTAAAAAGGCTAAAGCAAGGCTGTAGCATTGATGAAGAACAGATTATAGCAGATATTAACCGTGTTGAAATGAATATCATACGAAACATTACAGACAGCCGAGAGAACGGCAAAAGGATTAGAGAAGAATATGGCGGCTATGACATTGATACGGACAGGAACAAGGAGCTTATTGCGCCTGCGCCATATGACACAGTTTATCAAGAGTTTTGTTGCAGTCAGATTGATTTGCAATATGAGGACAGCGAGAGGTATCAAAATGACAGCATAGTGTATAACAATACATTTACAGAGCTGAAAGCATTTTGGTATCGGACACACAGGCAAATGAGAAAGTATAAATACCACGTTTAGGAGTGATAGAGATGTTGCCACAGCTTAATACAACACGAAAGTACAATACTGAAATTAACGTGATGAGAGGACTAAACAGGAGCGTTAACACAGGATTTTCAAAGGTTAGCACCAACAGCTCAAGCGTTTACACAGAGTTTAAGGATATGAAAAATATGTGTAGTGACAACTACCCGTCACTAAGGCCACGACAGGAAAGAACGAGGCTTGCACAAAGTGAAAGCATTATAAGTAATCTGCTTGTTGCCAACGGCGGTTTTATTTATCTGACTGATGACAAACTATTTCACAATGGACAGAAAACTACAGTCATAAATGAAATCAATCTTGTGAATGAACATAATCTTGTGCTTTTTGGAAATAACGTGATTATTTTTCCTGAAAAGCTACAATTCAATCTAAGCAGTAATGAATATGAAGTGCTTGAAAAGGAATACAGCAATATTATAAATATGTCACCATATTATCAAAATTCTAGTTACGTTACTATCATTAATAGTAATTATGATAGTAATTATAAATGCAGCATAGACAAGGTCGCTTTTAATACAAGCATAAATCCCAGAAAAAAAGTTGGAGTTTTTGAACGGAGTGTATTTAGCAGCACGAGCTACCAAAAAGATAAGACTGCGGATGACAAATTAAAATATGAGTGGATATTTAAAAACGTAACAAAAGTAGGTGACTGTATTGAAGATGTTGGAGTTGTGCCCAGTCGATTGTATATGTGTACGTCAATTAAGGATGCTGATGAGAAAGGTGTTTATTGTGATGACAAAATTAAAACTTTTACATTAATATCAAATTACTATGTCAAAATTCAATCTGAGGATATTGGTGAAAAATTTGACGTTGGAGATTTTGTTAAAATCAGCGAAATAGATAGCAGCATTAATTTTAATCCGGAATCAAATGTGTTTCAATTCGGTGTGTTTAGTCAGTTCAGAAATGAAATTTTTTATGACGAAGATTGGGAAAATACATTAAATGATAATTATTTCAAAATTTATGACAAAGGCGAAGATTATATAATTATCAAAGCCGATTTAGATACAAGTGTTGCATACTTTGGCCCTCTTAATGTTGAGAGGGTATTGCCACAAATGGATATGGGACACATAATTGAGGTTAACAACAGACTTTGGGGCTGTTCAAGTGAAAACAACGAAATATATTGCTGCAAGCAGGGTGATGCAAAAAATTGGTTTGCATACAGTGACGGAATTGCAAGTGACAGCTTTGCAATGACGGTAGGCAGCGAGGGAGAATTTACAGGAATTGCAAAGTACAATGATTCAGTAATGTTTTTTAAAGAGAATTGTATTCTCAGAATATACGGCACAAAGCCCAGCAACTACACGCTTGCTGAATATGATGTGCAGGGCATTGAAAAGGGCAGCTCAAAAAGCGCCGTATGGATTAACGGAGTGCTGATGTATAAGACAAAAAGAGGCATTGTGCAATATTCGCCGGGTGGACAACCGCAGCTTGTTTCTGAGCAGGCATTTGGTGATGTGCTGTATAAAAATGCAGTTGCAGGACGGCATAAGGATAAATACTATGTCAGCCTTGAAACCGACAGCGGTGAATATGAGCTTATGGTGTATGACAGCAGTACGGGGCTTTGGTACAAAGAAGATGAAACACAGATGAGCTACACAGCTACATACAACGATATTTTATATTATGTTGATAAAAGCACAGGCTTTATTATGACACCGTGTACAGAAGAAAATTTGCTTGATAGTGCTAGATTGCTGGAAAACGGAGAGGTGCAGCGTGAGGGTGAATTTGAATGGAATGTTACGACAGGTGACCTATACGACAGCGATTTTGACACAAAGTACATAAGCAGGCTTGCTATAGGATTGACACCTGAAAGCGGCACAAAAATCAAGGTGCTTGCACAATATAGTGATGACAGCATTTGGACAGAGTTGGGCGAGTTTAGATATGACGGTAAAAAGCCGAGAGTTTTGCCGGTTGTGCTGAGAAGAGCGGAGTTTTTAAGGTTGAAAATTCAGGGCAGAGGGCAATGTAATATTTATGGTATTTCAATAACCTACAGCAAGGGAAGTGACATAAGATAATGGCGGTTTTAAAACTTGACCCACCACCAAGCACAGATGATGTTACCATTCTCAGAGCGTATATTAATGATTTATATGATGCGCTCAGAAATGTAATTTATAATCTTGATGGTGACAATATGAGCGAAGAGTTTTTAGGAACACTAAATATTACAGAAAGCGAGAACGGATAAATGGGATATACATATAATGTTTACGGCACAAAAGAGGTAGATAATGCGCTGAACAATTATAACAGCGTAATGAACTCTACACCTACATACAGCGACAGCGCAGAAACACAGGCAGCAAGAAATCAGGCTGACCGCTATGCGCAGGCTTATAAAAATAGTGTTGACAGCGGATACCAAAGCAAATATCAGAGCAGTATAAACAGCCTTGCAGACAAGTATGTTAATAATGAATTTGAGTGGAACGCAGATGATAGCAGCGAATATCAGCAGTACAGCGACAAATATAAACGTGAGGGTGCAAAGGCACAGGAAAACACACAGGCAAGCTATGCAGGCAACACAGGCGGCTATACCAACAGTTATGCACAAGCAGCAGGACAGAACACATATAACCAGTATATGGATGAGCTGCAAAGCAAGATACCGACACTAAAGGAAAATGCATTGACAAGTTGGAGTCAAGAGCAGGAAAACACACTTAACAAAATAGGTGTTATGCAAAACCTTGACGATACCCAGTACCAGCGCTACAGAGATAAGGTGCAGGATAATTACGATTTTATGACCTACTACGAAAACAAGTACAGCACAAGCAAGGGACTTGATATGAGCCAATTTCAAAACGAGTTAAGCGTTTGGCAAAGCAAGATGAGTGCTGCATC